TCAGGTACTCCGTTGGTGTTAGCAGCTTCTTTCAGATTCATTTTTACCTGCATCTGCTGAGTATTTGCCTGTGTCTGCTGTGCCTGTTGAAGAGCCTGTTGTCCCTGCTGTGCAGATTGAGCTCCGCCCTTCTGCATCTGAACCAGCATCTGCTGCATCTGCTGAAGTTGCTGTGCCATTTTCTGCATGGCCTGATTCTGTTCACGGAAACCAGGCGGGAGTTTCAAACCGTTGTCACGTTCCCAGTTAGCGAGTGCATCATCCGCAGGGGGCTGAGCAGGTTGACCTTCCTGACCGTCAGCGGGATTCTGTTTTCTCTGATCTACGTTACCCATAGTCGGGTTCTTTGTGTACGCCTTAACAGCTTCCTGAAGGAAAGAAGCAACCTCACCAGCCTTAGGCGTGTAGCCGTTCTTCTTAGCTTGTTCAGTGATACGAGAAGCAAAGTCGAGCACATCTTTGTTATCCAACATCCGGGAGTTTAGACTTGCGTAACGTTCCATCGTGTTTGCAATCTGAGCTTGAGTGAACTGCTGAACGTTGCCGTCCTTCATTCGGATGTCATAAATGTCAATCGGAGATTCACCCTCTCCGTCCTTCGGCTCACCCTGCTTAGTTGCTTGTTCAATGGCTGTAGGATTGGGGTCTGCTTTAGGAGGTTCCGTAGGCACCTCAGGCTGAGGTGTGGCATCCTGCGGAGGTGTGGGTACAGGAGCCTGTTGACCTGCGGCTCCGCCTCCTAAAAGCTGATTAGAAAGTTGGTTAATAATGTCCTGATCTGTACCGTCCATTCGTGTCTCTCCTATTCGTTAAGCGGTAATTGGTTCTCTAAAGATTCAAGAAGATTGTCGGGGTAGCTGAGAAAGCCATTAAGGGTGAGTAACGCTCCACGGCGGTAATCAATTTCATGGATAGACATTTCAGCCTTGGAGCCGAAGGCAACCGTATGATCGTAGATTTGTTTTCGGATTTCCTCTTTAATGAGTTTCCATCCGTCGGAATTAACAAACTCTTTTAAATACCCAACCTTCTTTA